CTCACAGTTAAGTTGAATTGTTCCTGGGTTAGTTCCGCCACCAATTTCTGTATAACCAGTTCCGTTTGGATATATCTGTTGATTACCATTAGCACCATCAACAATGTTAATATAACCTGAATTTGATCCTGAGTTTGTGTCTAATCTAAGATCATAAGCTCCACTAGAAGTTACAGTTGCTGCTGCCCCTCCCGTACCAACTTTAGTTTCACCACTTCCTTTTGGCACTAAAGCTATATCTATATTAGTGTCTCCACCTGTTGCAGATATGCTAGGTGCGTTACCAGTTGCCGCGTTTGTAATATCAAACTGGTTTACTGCGGAAGATGTTGTTTGAAATATTATTTGTTCGTTACCGTTTTCATCTGTAATGCCATGAGCATCATCAAAAGATATATTGAAAGAATTAGTGTCTAAATTTCCACCTAATTGAGGTGATGTATCATCTACAACATCTCCACCTGTTTGAATTTGTATAACGTCTGGATTAGTTCCATCGTTTGCTGCTGCAAATACTATTGCTGTGCCTTTATTTGTTGCTGAAAAAGTAAACGTAGAACCTGAACCTGATGCATATTTAAATTGAACTGTGTATGCTCCTGAAGTTGAATTTCTTAAAATATAAAAAGTTTGAACGTCTAAGGGTATTGTTACAATCTGATTTCCAGTAATTGTACCTGTAAAGTCAATCATTCTATGACCTGCTACATCACCAGTTCCAGAATCAGAGATAGTTAAAGCTGTAGTTTGTGCGCCACCAGCAATTGATTGGGCAGTAAAACCACCAGATATCTGTTCGATAAGTTGTAAATTTGTATTAGTCTTTGTTCCCCATGTACCAGCGTTTTCACCAGTAGCTTGAAGTTCAACACCCAAAGGTGTAAATGTTGATGCCATAATTTATCTCCTATGCAGCGTCACTATAACTTGTATTTGATCCAGTTGCAACATCCGAATATGTGTCGTTCGAACCCGTTGAAACGTTGTTATACGATGTATTAGAACCAGTGTCAACATCGCCATAAGCGAATATATCTACGGCTCCAATATTAAATGTTGCTGATAAACCGGTTAATCCTATTGTTACATCATTTATAGAAACAGAGCCAACATTAGCATTAAATGATTGACCAGTTAATCCTAGACCTTCTTCTACTGTTAAAGAACCAACACTAGATGTCATGCTCAGACTTGATGGTTGAGCTATGGCACTACCTAATCCTACAATAGTTCCTTGACTAAATGTTGCCTCTACACCTGAAAGCTGAACTACATCATTTGGTATAACTACAGTTCCAACGCTAGCGCTAAATGATAATCCCGTTAATTCTGCTTCTTGTGAAGATATACCTGATGCAGTTCCTTGTGCTGATGTGATTGATAGACCAGAAAGAATTGCTGTTTCATTAGGTGCAACAGCTGTTCCTTGACTCGCGGTAAATTCTTGTCCTGTTAAACCAATAGTCAAATCATTAACAGTTACAGAACCAATAGAGCTAGTGATAGATTGACCTGTCAATCCAACTTGCATATCAACAACAGAAACAGAACCTAATGATAGAGTAGATGATAAACTTGTTTCTATAACTACAGGAACAAAAGCTTCTCCTTGTGAAGATGTAATTTCAAAACTTGAAGGTGTAATTATTACATCAGGAATATCAACAGCACCAATGCTGGTTGATATTGATAAACCAGTTGGAAATACTGTTGCATCTTTGAGTTCGCCCCATTCACCATCATTCCAGGCTTGAGCACCCCAACCTGTTTTAAAAGTTGTGTCCTCGTCCCAATAAGCTTGGCCCCAGGTAAACCTGCCCCATCCTGAGTTTACCGACATGGTCGGCCTCCTATGCTAATCTGATTATTGCTGCTGAAGAATTATTTGCAGGAAATTCTATTTTAAAAGTTCCGTTACTCGCTGTTTTATCTCCGCCAAAAGCGATCGCACATACGGCATCAGTTGTTCCTGAGCCACCGTTTGTTGTTGTATTGTATATCAGTGCTCCATTTGCAGTAAAAGAAGCAGATGAAAAAGTTACATCACTAAAATCTGTGAAAGCAGTTGTTGATGTTAATCCGACTCCAGTGTTAGTTAGAGTTGCACCTCCTGCAGAGTATGCAGAACCTGATGTATTTGTAATTTCTTCTGATGTTGAATAGTCTGTTGTAGAAGCACCTAAAGAAGCATCACTATCAAATAATGCAATCTTGAAAGTGTGACCACCTGAAGATTCAAAACTGTGTTTACCTTGTAAAAGCTCTTGTTTAAAGCTTGAACATATTGCTGATGATATCGCCATAATTTTTCTCCTACGGGTTTACTGAGTTTACCGGTATTCGAACAGTGCCATCTGTGTAGTCATCTCTTCTTCGTCTACCGACTTGCTCGTTAGCAAACTTCTGTACTTCTTGTTTATATTTATTTTCATATAAAGTCAACATGTCTATCGGACCTTTTAAAAACCCATATGCCTCTGATAAACAGCAATATAAAAGCCCATTTGGAAAATTAAGACTAATATAGTTGGTATCATTATTTTCTAAAAGATCAGGCATTTTGTTAAAATGCACTCTAAATCTATATGTTGTATTTGGAACTGGGGCTACAAATATTCTACCTGAGTTAGTATCTGCCTCACCCGTAGCACCACCAAACATAGCATAATATTTAGGTTGACCTTGAGCAGCGGAGGTTCCGGTTACATCCTGATACTCTTGTAAGTAAGTTAAATCTTTTTTTTCTAGCCATCTGTTAGCTCCCGTAATAGCAGATCCATTTGTATCATAAACTTGTATACCTCTAATAAATACAGCTCCTGCAGGACAGTTAATAGATTCTTGTCCAGCAACAAAGTTACCTAGTTGTTGTTTTCTATCAGCATCAATGGGCACGTCTCTAAATATTCTATATTGTGCGTTTAAAATTATATTTTCTAAAACAGCATCTGTTAATACATTAGAGTCTGTTTCTGTATAACTTCTAATTTGTGTTTTTAATCCTGATGCACTTAATCCAGCCATTATTTAATTATCTCCAAACATAAGGGACATGTTTTTCTAAATCTTTTGTGACCAGAACAATGTTCAGCTTTTACAGCTTCTTCATTTTCATAAACAGGAACATCTGATTCTTTAGGTTTTAAATATAATTCTTCATGCTCATCCATATCCTCTGGACATGCACACTGTTTAATTCCAAATAAACCACAAATAAAATTTTTAATATGTTGTATCATGCCGTTACCGTTACAGGTCCTGCTGATGCAGAACCGCCTCCTCCTACTTCAGTTATACTAGATGTTGTGC